ACAATTTACGCACGCCCTACTAGGCCATTCTCAGACCCATTACCACCCCGCTAACCCAGTGCCAACCCACCCCCCCCCATGTTTTACTGGGCAAATGCCGACCCCTACACCCCCCCCGTTACTAATAGACTCAATTTTGAGAATATGAGTACAAAGTAACATGATGTCCTCAGCTTGCATTTTTGTTGGTATGTGGATAGAAGTGCTGGATGGGACACGTTAGGATTGTTGAGTTGCTGAAGAAGGCATCTAGTTTGACAGGCATTGCTGCTTCAGAGATTCACATGGGTGAGTCGGTGGGTAATGTATTCGTGAGGAAGGTAATTGCTCGTATCCTGCGAGGAGAGGGAATGCGAGTGAGTATGATTGCAGATGCGTTTAGGAAGTCAGAGAAAGCGGTGTACAAGTGGTTGCAGGACTCGCGTGAGTTATCTGGCAAGTCGGCTATGCTGTACGACGATCTGCTAAAGCCATAACTCAGCCATGATTCAGCCATTTATTGATGCCATTAAGGCATTGCTTGCCAAGAAGGTGATTCCATCAGAGATGATGTCGAGGGAATGGCAGAACGTGGCACCTGCTATCAGGCAGAAGTCATTCTTCAGTGCTACGGTGGCTAATGCGAGTGTGCTGGGTAATTTCCGCAGTATGTTGTTAGATTGGCAGCAGAATACTCTGGAGCAGGTGCAAACGCCGCTGGGGACATCGACAGCGTACAAGCAGACAGGTCTTGCAGATTTCAGGGAGAAGGCGAAGGAGTTGCTGGTGAAGGAAGGATTGGCGACTCCAGAGGACTTCCCGGATGACAACATTCAGAACATTGCTGGTGCAAGCAGGTTGAAGCTGATTTTCAATACTAACATCGAGCAGGCGCAGACGTTTGCGAGTTGGCAGAGGATCGTGCAAGACCCAGTGTTATTGAACCAGTTCCCTGCTGCTAGGTTCGTGCGTAGGCCGGGTGCTAGGATTAAGCGACCAAGGCACGTTGCGAACGAAGGGAAGGTGAAGCGGTTAGATGACTTTGCATTCTGGTTATTCAACAATGCTGCTGACATTGGTGGATTTGATGTTCCTTGGGGACCATACGGGTATAATTCGTACATGGTGCAGGAGTTTGTGCCAAGGAAAATAGCTGAGGCATTGGGAGTGATTGCACCTAACGAGCATATCAGTCCTCCGAACTTGGTATACTTTGGTATTACGCCTAGTAAAGCGATTTTGAGTGGGGTTAAGTCAGAGATGAAGGATGTGCCAGACGATTTGGCATTACAGGCAAGGCAAAGGCTTGTTGACAGGTTTGGGTCGCAGGTATTAAAACCAGACGGGAGTGTGTCACTAGACTTCTTGAGATCTAGATTGAAGTAGTTATGAAGAAACAAGCGAAGAAACAGGCTAAGAGTACTGGGTACGATGTAAACGACGATGAGGATGCTATTCCGGTCATTGAGGCTAATATCATTTCAGTTGATGGAGTTGTGCCAAAGAAGAAGCGCGGCAACCCGGCTCATGTGAAAACTGAGACAACCAGTCTGTTTGTTGAGAAGATGGCGGGGTTGGGGATTCCGATCAAGATGATTGCCAATCAGATTGGTATTGATGACAACACAGTTGAGCGTCATTATAAGTCAGAACTACTTAACGGTCAGACTATTGCGACTACGCAAGTGGCGCAACGTCTATTTGACATTGCTATGTCTAGCGATAAGAACGCGCTATCTGCGTGTATTTTCTGGATGAAGTGCCGTGCTAGGTGGTCTGAGGCTGGGAAGAATCAGGACATCAGTATCAACATGAATAGTAGCAGCTTGGAAGTCAAAGTGGATAACAAGCAGATTGAAGAGTTCAAACAACGCTGGAATGCAACTACCGAAACCGAGCATTGAGTTAGGCCCATTCGCATTTGGGGTTCTGGGACTAGATCCATATGATTGGCAAGTACAAGCATACAGGTATATCAATGACCACCCAAGAACATCGATTGTGGCAGCAAACGGATCTGGGAAGACTGCGGCTATTATTGGCCCAACAATTTTGTGGTGGCTCGCCAACTATCCGAAAGGTCGGGTTCCGATCACATCTGGGTCATGGAGACAGGTATTGCTTCAGCTTTGGCCTAGTATGGAGAAGTTTAGAGGTAATCCTGCATTTGCAGGTTGGACATGGAATCAAGCAGAGATTAGGACTCCAGAAGGAGGATGGGCTAGTGGATTCTCTACCGATAGTCCCGGACGAGCAGAAGGATACCATGCTACGGCTGAGTCTCCAGTTTTGTATGTCTTGGACGAAGCGAAGACGATTCCAGACGGCATCAAGCAAGCAGTTGACAGATGTACCTGTTCGCGCATCTTGGCGGCATCTAGCCCGGGTTCTCCATTTGGTTGGTTCTACCGCAGTCAGTTTGAGGAAGCAGACCACTGGAAGCGAGTTAAAGTAACATCCAGTCAGTGCGCCCATATTTCAGCGGATAAGCGTGAACGTGACTTAGCGATCTATGGTGAGAACCATCCGATATTCAGATCTATGCACTTGGCAGAGTTTGCTGAAGATGTAGATAGATTGCTTATTTCACCTGAGCGACTACGCATTGCGCTAGAAGAACAACCACAAGCATTTGATGGTAATATAGTTGCGTTCTGCGACTTTGCTGCTGGTCGAGACGAGAATGTACTTGCTTTGCGAAGAGGCAACTCAGTTCGGATCGTAAAGGCATGGAAAGAGAAAGATACCATGCAAGGTGTCCAGCAGTTCATTAAAGCGTTTGAGCGTGAGAAGCTAAAGCCATCAATGATCTGGGGTGATGCTGATGGACTTGGTACGGTTATGATTGATGCTATGGCTGAGAAGGGTTGGCGTATCAATAGGTTCCATGGTGGTGCTAGATCGCGTGAACCAAACGAGTATGCTAACTTGATTGGCGAGGTATGGCACGTTGGTTGCCGTGAGATCGAGCGAGGACGAGTAAACTTGGGTGATCTGGACGTTGAGACATTCAAGCAGTTGACAACTCGCAAGACTGAGTGGAACGAGACGGGGAAGTTGCGCGTACAGTCAAAGGATACTATGCGTATCAGCGGATTAAAGTCACCGGATAGAGCTGACGCACTACTTGGATGTATTGTGTGTGGTCCTGAGATGAATGGTGCTATTACGGGTCAGGCTATCACTCGCACAGCTAAATCTAACTTCTCCACACCTAATATCGCAGCATTCAACAATTTCTAATGGTAGCGCGTGACAATCTGGTTAAAACTCTATAAAGCGTCTGAATGACCAAGGAGGAGCAAAAAGGAGTGGTATGGCCAATCCCAGCAAATTACCGCAACAATGACTATGATCTTGCTAACGTAACGCCAGATCAAGTCCGTGCTATCCTACGTAATGTTCGTACTGGCAAGCTGGAAGATCAAGACCGCCTCTTCCGATTGATGCTCGATACTTGGCCGCGACTTCGCAAGGCACTGAACGAGGTATCTGGTGCTGTTGCTCGACTTGAGATCGAGGTAAAGCCCGGAGTGCGCGAGGGAGCTGAAGAACCGACTCCGCAGGCACAGATGATCTATGAGACGGTAGAACGCGCACTTGAGTCATTCAGTCCGCGCCCGGGTTACTGGGAGCTTGATGACACTGGTATGATTAAGGCATTGGTCGATGCCTATGCCAAGGGAATCTCAGTATTGGAAATCGTGTGGCAACTTGACAATGGGATTGTCTCACCCCGTTGCTATGCTCCAGTCCCAGCGAAGTATCTTGCCTATCCTCAAGCGAGCAATGACATTGATCGGTTGATGATCGCACCTCTCGGGACAAACTATTCTTCGTTAGAGGACTTCCCGAAAGATCGGTTCCTTATCGGTGTGTGGGGGCAAGGTGGTATGCACCCGATCCATGCTGCGAACCTCCGCACTCTTACTAAGTATTGGTTATCCTCTGTTTATGGCCTTGGCTGGTTGATGCAGTACGCACAGCTATTCGGTATCCCCACTCGTACAGCTAAGACTGATGGTACTGAAGATGCCTTGAATAAGGCTCAGGAGATGCTTGAGTCTATCGGCTCTGCTGGTTGGGCAGCATTTGGTCCCGGAGTAGAGTATGAGATCCACAGTGCCTCTTCAGCGGCTGCTGACACGCTTCCACAGTCTCACCTGATGGATGTAGCCGATAAAGCCTGCGACATCCTCCTGTTGGGTCAGACGCTCACTACCGATACTGGTGGTGCTGGGTCACGCGCACTTGGTCAAGTCCATGCTGGTATTCGCGTCGATGTCCTCAAGTCAGTTGCTGACTGGGTTGCATCGATCATCACTACGCAGTTAATCCCTGCTATCGTTCGTATGAACTTTGGTGAGGTTGCTAGCGAGGATATGCCTTACTGCTGCATGGAGATTCCACAGGTTCGTGATGACAGAGCTATCGCTGAGCGTATCAAGATCTTCACAGAGATTGGCTTGCCAATGACTAATAAATACATCTATGAGGTTCTTGGAGTTCCAGAACCTCTTGAGAATGAGTCACTTTTTCAGAAGGATATGTTGGTTGATAAACTTCAAGAAGAAGTATATATCCCGCCAGCACCAGTAGAGAAGCTGCCACCTGATGGTGGTGATGTTAAGGCATCAGTAGTTGACCTTCGTCCAACTGAAGCAATGGCAGATAATGCTCGCATTGCTCTTGAGACTCGTCGAGTTAAGCCAATGTCTGAGCGTGGAATGACTAGCGTGGGAATTGCTCGCGCTAGGGACATCTCTAACCGCACTGAGTTGTCTGAGGACACAGTTAGTCGTATGCTCGCATTCTTTAGTCGCCATGAGGCTGAGAAAGAAGATGAGTCATGGGATACGCAGGGTAAGAACTGGCAGGCATGGAATGGTTGGGGTGGTGACGCTGGTTATGACTGGGCGAAAAGCATTCTAAGCCAAAAATCTGAATGACAGACGAAGAGATCAGAGATGTTGCTAGTAAATGGTTGAATCCTATCGATTCAATCATTGCTGACCTGTTAGATAAGAGTAATCGCATGACGATTGGCGCATTCAACAGAGAGGTGCAGATCGTTATTGAGGGTATCCCGCAGTTATTCGATAAACTAGCAACAACTGAACTAACTGCTGAACTTGAGAAGCAGATTGGTGAAGCTATCATCAGGGGGCTTGATAAATGAAAGTTGGTCAGTCATTCATTGGTATCACGGTTGATACATCAGGTATCAGTGCGGTTAAAAATGACATCATCAATGCGATGAGTCCACAGGTCAGGCAGGATGCGCTCAAAGTTGGTGCACAGTCAGCACTCATTAACATAAAGGGATACTATACGGCATCTGGCAGGAATAACTGGACCAGACCATCACTACCAACTCACGGTGCTGGAAGAAAGCTGACAGATTGGTGGAAGTTAGTTGAATCTGGATGGAACGTAGGAAGTGTTACATCAAGAACGGCAACTATCTTCAATGGAACTATTGGTTTGGCTCAGAAGGTGACTGGTGGAGTCATTACGGCAAAGAGGAAGAAGTTCCTGACTATACCAGTTCATCCAACCGCTCATGGTATTAGGGCTAGAGACTACTCAGCATCGATTGCACCACTATTCATGGTTAAGGGAGTTCTTGCTAGAAAAGAAGACGATAAGAGTATTACTCCTATTTATGCTCTTAGGAAATCAGTCAACCAAGCACCTTGGCCTACAGCACTACCAAGTGAAGACACATACACAGAAGCCTTTATCAATGCAGCAGCAGAATATATTTTACAAAGTATGGAATAAATTCCATTTGTCATTGGTTAGGAATCGTGATAATCAAGAATCGATGAGCGAATCTGTAACACAAGCGGCATTCCAATCTGACATTTCGATGTCGGACGGGACCATCGTTTATTTGCCAGAAGGTCATCACTCGATCTCTGCAACTGTAGGTGGTAAGCCTAAAAGAGTCGATGTTACAATCGACGAAAGGATTGCCGCTTCATTTACTGAAGATCTTAGCAAACGCTTCGAGTCTAATGTTCGTCCATTCGCTGGATTTGACCATAAGCAAGGACCAGCATCGTTTATTCCTAAGGAGTTTCGATATGAGTCAGGTGTCGGTCTAGTTCTGGATGTTGAATGGACTGAAGCAGGTCGCAAAGCAATCGAGGGTAAGGACTACTCTTACTTCTCTCCTACATTTTTACTTTCTGATGCTGGTGTTCCATTTGGTCTTCCACCTCGTGGTGAGATC